TTGTACCCATAGTATATCATGTCTTGCAACCCCTTGGAAAAATATTTATGGCGGTAACAACTACGCAGCGCAGCCTCAAGTACATGAGGGACAACGGCTTCTATGCCGAGGTGGTCGAGCGGTACAACTCCTTTACCAAGCGCAAGAATGACTTCGCCGGCTTTATTGACATCCTGTGCCTGGGCCAGGGGGTGGTAATCGGCGTGCAGACCACCAGCTGGGGCCACACATCAGACCGGCTAAAGAAGATCCTAGAGCATGAGAACCTGGACATAGTGAGAGAGTCAGGCATCAAGATAGAGGTCCACGGATGGCAAAAAAAGAACAACCGCTGGGAAGTAAAAATTATTCATGTAGAATAAAGCTGCTTTCTCCTTGGTCCTCGGACCCTTACCCCCTAGGAAACTGGGGGGTTCTTTTAACATTAACAGATGTTAGAGTTGGAGAAAATATTTTTAGTACTTATTGCCGAAAAGCAAAAAGTGCTGTATAGTGTTAATCGTTGCTGTCGAACGCAATAGATTTAGAGCCGTTACTCATGCATTGGCCTCCGGGGATTCTTGGAGGGTTCGACCCAGTGCAGTAGTAACGGCTTTTTTCGTTTTCGGCGGCCACCGGACTCCATCCGTTAGCAAGTGGTTGTATCGCCAGCGTGGAAGTAAAGACAAAAAACTCGGTGTGACCCGCACCTCCGAAGTAGCGTAAGCCAAAAGGAATAAACAAGGTTGTCGTAAAGACACATACCCTAGACCGCTGGGAGATGATCGACAAGCCGGTGAGAACTGGCTTTATCGGGATTCCAGGGGAGGGCGGCTTGGCTGGCCGATAGATCGCGTAAAAACCGGTCAAAGCACCTTGATAAAGAGTCGCTGGCAATCCAACACCCAACAGCCGGGGGAGGGAGGGTCAACGGGTAAGAGGGCTTAGCTGTGGTGATACAACAGTTGACATGCTAGTAATTCATGAGTTATGATATTTACGACTTTAACTTTGGGAAAGTTATGACAAATATTGGCAAAGGCCGTTGGGTTGATGGGATGTACGAGGTAGAAATATACCCCGAGGAAGAGTGGGAAAAAACATGGGCTCAGCAGCTGGGCGGTAAGAAGGTTTTTCATGACAGCCTGGCTAGCCTTTGGCTGAGTGGAATGACCTATACAGCAATAGGCAAAATGCACGGCATGGACCCAAAAGATGTTTCCTACATCTGTAAGCCACTTGTAAAAAGGCATAACGAGCGATGCGAAGCCAACATAGAGAAGTTAAACAAGGTTTTAGTGTGCCCTGATCCTGAGTACATGTTTATGACTGACAAACGTACTGTGCTGCAGGAGATGTGTGCGCTATTGATAGGGGGTAATGAGATAAAAGAAACATTGGAACAACTTAGCAACTTAGGAGAAAGCAAATGAATTGGAACATTTTTAAGAGAGTAGCTGAACTAGAGCAACAGGTAAAAGACCTTACGGACTTTAACGATGATCACAGCCGATGGATTGCGCAACTGGGTGAGAGGGCGCAAAAACTGGAAAGCGCAAATCAGAATTTAATAAACTCAAACCAAGCCCTAATTGGAAGGCATGAGAACATTGGCAAAAGATTACAAGACCTGGAACATCAGGTTTATCTTCAGTCACGCGACCCCCGCATTGCCGCTCTTGAACAACAGGTAAAAGACCTTACGGACCTGAACAGTGATCACAACCAATTTATTGGGAAACTTGAGGGCAAGATAAATCAAATAAATAACAAGCTTTTTATACAGGCGGTAGAACACAAAGCATTCTCTGAAGTAGACAAAGCAAGGGAGGCTAGGCGTCTTTACCACCGCGAATGGCGCAAAAAAAATAAACTTAGCGAGGATGCTCGCAACAAAAAGAACGCATACGCTAGAGCCTACTACGCACGCACAAAAGGAGCAAAGAAATGAGAAAAGTACGATTCATGGAGTTGATGAAGGAGCCCTTCAAGAAACCTACACCCCTTGAGATGATTGCCGCCGAACTAGCTGACGCGCACCTTGAGAAGTTAAACGCTGAGACTGCGGTGGAGTACGCCCAGTCAATCGTTAACTACAACATGACCCGCATTGCCCGCCTTAACGCACGACTGGAGGAATACAAATGAAAGACAACCAAGAGATAGCAGAAGACTACACCGACTGGCTGGTAAAGACCGGAGGCTTTGCAAGGGACATGACCTTGCGTGATGAGTTTGCGGGGCTGGCTATGCAAGGTGCTATATCGCACGGTCTTTTTAATGCGGCTAAAGCAGATCAAGACTACGCTGAATATGTTTCGTTTCTTGCTTATGTTTATGCAGACGCAATGCTCAAGGAGCGCGCCAAATGACATTCAAATACCTAACTAAATTGCTGGTTTTCTTTACGCTTGGCGTGTTAGTAGGCATGTTTTTTATTGAATGGCGGGGGTAAGCAAATGAACTGCTGTAACGACATAGGAACTTGCACACAAGGGCGTGACTGCCCTATCAGAAAGCAACGCGCACAAGAAGCCAATGAGGCGTATGTCAAAGGATTTTTAATGGGGCAGGAAGACCCACTAGATGACCTTGCCGATACCTTCAAAGGCTTGATTGCTTTTATGTTTGTAGTAGCTGGCTTAACAATGATTGCTTTTGCAATATGGGGGAAGTGATATGACTGAACAAGAAGCAATGCAAATATTAGCCGACATGGGGTTACACGAAGGCGGAATGGACAACTGGGTTCCTGACAACGCTTGGTATAGGTTTGCTAATGTTGTAGAAGCAGCAGCCCGTGCCGATGAGCATAAGAGGGCTTGTGCATTCATGCGTCAAATGCATGATGCCTACTCAATGGCAAGCTATCCACCAAGGGGAACAACATGACAGGCTACAAATCAAAGAAAGCAGCGGCGCTGGACGAGGAAGGGATGTACCTTGTGCATCACACTAAGCGCAAAGATGACGACGACGACATCCAAGTCTATAAGCGCCCGTGGGTAAGCCTGACGGATGAGGAAATTGATGTTATCTATGAGCAACACCACAACCAGTATGGCGAATGTGAATCACCTAACTTTGGTTATGAACGCGCCATTGAAGCAAAATCAAAGGAGAAGAACACATGAAAGTACATCACCTTAAAGACTGGAACGCTACTGCCATGCTTACCCATGCAATAGAGCGTATAGCACCTGAGCAATCTTGTATTGTGCTGTTCTACGAAGATGGCGAACTTAAATTTCTCTCATCTCATGTAGATAACCAACACGCTGTATGGATGTACGAAATGGCAAAGCTATCTGTGCTGCATGAATGCATTACTCACTAAAGGACAAAAACACATGAAAGAAGCATTGAAGCTGGCGCTTGAGGCACTGGAAACTTGCTGTGAAGATGAATGGCATAGCGAGGATGACTTTGGCCTTGCACAAACTTATGATGAAAACAAGGTTGTCCAAGCCATCGCTTCCATCAAAGCAGCACTAGCACAGCCAGCGCAGGAGCAAAACTTCTGCCCCCGCTGCGGTAAGCGCACACAGGATATCCATACTTGCACACCACCACAGGAAAAATATGAAAGTAACAATCCAACTTGAAGAAAAAGCCGAAGTGCTTGATGCAATTCACGCCGATGAAGCGTGGTTAGCGCTCAGAGAAATACAACGCCTGCTACGTGTAAACGAAAAGCATGATGTCGGCGATGCAATTACGTTACAGCGTATCTCAACTGAGATAATTGATGCTTTTAGTGTTCGGGGTGACAGTGCGTAAGTCATACCACCATGCCGTAAGGATGGCGCTACACAAGTATCATGACGGCCTGACTGTATCTGAGATAGCCGAGCGATTGGAAAAACCCCCGGAACCCATTCGACGTGCGCTGATAACAATGCCCGATGCGTACATAGACAGATGGATTTCCGGTAGGGAGCATAGAAAACAATGGGCGGCTGTATGGTGTGTAATAGTGCCCCCTGAGAACTGCCCTAAACCAACGGAGAAACCTATATGAGTGATGGCCCGAACTTTGCCGCATGGACAAACGAAAACTTAGCTAAGTTTGCTAAGGAAGCCTATGCCCGTATGCTGCTGCAACAAGAAGAAATCGAACACCTAAAGCTAGACGCCAAGGCCGCACTAGACGCTGCGCGCAGGGCAATGGTGGACGGTAGTAAATGACACCCGAGGCCAAGGTCAAGGCTAAGATACATGCTGCGCTTAAGGCGCAGGGTGCGTATGCTGTGAACTACATAGGGGGCTTGCATGCTAACAACGGCACCCCCGATATCCTTGTTTGTCTGCAAGGGAGGTTCATAGGTATCGAGGCCAAGGCCGGTAGCAACAAACCCACTGACTTACAACTACACAATCTGCGGCGCATCGACGAGGCCGGAGGCATAGCCTTAGTTATTAACGAAACTAACTTGGAGCTTGTACGTGACATCTACAACACCAAATCCAATTTTGGACTTTTTGCAAAACCGGCAAAAGCCGCTGGAGCAGAAGGAGAACCGCAAATTAAAAGACGCCCTGCGTAAGCGTAAAGCCCGCGCACGAGACGATCAACTTAACTGGAGAGACCATGACACACGAACTAGACTGCTCACCCGCAGCAGCGATGATGATAGAACGGATGCAGACACACCCTGAGGACTTTCTTTATGGGGGCAGACTGCACCTCATGTCTGAGAACGGCAACTTATCCAAGCGTGACCGCCAAGCACTTAACGATGCCCATGACAAGTACATCAAAGAACCCGAACTTATGGTGTGGGTGCTTGAGACATTGATGAAGCCGGACGACCCGGAGAAAGATGAACGGATGCCGAAGTTCACAACACATACCCAGTACGATATGGCGACGGGACACAACGACCCTCGACTGCTGTATGGCAACGCAACTACTCTGGAACATCAACACCACGTAGAAACTCAAAGGAGAGCCTCTAGTTTCTTTAATAAAGCACTGGGGAAGTTCTGATATGAAACCTATGCTACTAACCTTAGACCTAGAGACCTACTACTCCCGTGATTACTCCCTGACCAAGATGACAACCGAGGAGTACATACGCTCCCCGCAATTCGAAGCTATTGGTGCTGCATTCAAACTCAATGACGAGCAAGCTGCATGGGTTGCCAAGCCCAAGCTAGAGAAAGTACTTAAGCAAAACGACTGGTCAAACAAGATGGTGCTGTGTCAGAACACAGCGTTCGATGGAGCCATACTAGGCTGGCACTACGGGGTGCAGCCGCTGGCATGGTTTGACATCATGGGTATGTCACGGGCTTTGTTCCCGCATGAGAAGTCCCATAGTCTCAAGGCACAGGCCGAGCGCATGGGCGTAGGACAAAAGGGCGACGAGGTGCTGCGGGCGCTAGGTAAGAACTACAAAGACTTTAGCCCTGAGGAGTTGGCCCAGTATGGTGCGTACTGCGTAAACGATGTGGACTTGACCCATGCGCTATTTAAGAAGTACATGGCCCTTGGGTTCCCTAAGATTGAGTTGCAGTTGATCGACCTAACGCTGCGCATGTACATTGACCCCGTGCTAGTGCTAGATGAATCCATGCTGCGTAAGCACCTGACTGAAGTGCAAGACCGCAAGCAAGCCCTGATGGAGTCGGTACGGGACATGATGCTGGAGAAGGCTGACCCTGACTACGTACACGCTATCTTTAGCGAGGGCATGGCGGGCATAAAGAAGTTACTCATGTCCAATGAGAAGTTTGCTACGCTGCTGCGCACGTTCCGCATAGAGCCGCCCATGAAGATAAGCCCGGCCACGGGGCGCATGACCTATGCGTTTGCCAAGAGCGACGAGGGGTTTGCCTCCTTACTGGAGTTTCCTGATGAGCGCGTACAGACACTGGCAGCATGCCGTATAGGCAGCAAGTCCACGCTGGAGGAGACACGCACCCAACGATTCATAGGCATGTCGCAGCGCGGCGCGTTCCCTGTACCCCTGCGGTACTACGGGGCGCACTCAGGTCGGTGGTCGGGACAGGACTCGGTGAACTTACAGAACCTGCCCGCACGGGGGGAGAACGCCAACAAGATTAAGAAGTCCATGATGGCACCGCCCGGACATGTGGTGATTGACTGCGACTCATCGCAGATTGAAGCGCGAACCCTTGCGTGGCTGGCTGGACAGCAGGACTTGCTGGACGCCTTTGCCAATAAGCAGGACGTGTATAGCATCATGGCAGCTAGCATCTACGGCATACCAGTTGACCAAGTTACCACGGGCTCAGGTAGCCAACGCCAAGTAGGTAAGACCGTTATCCTAGGTGCAGGGTATGGGGTTGGCCCCAACAAGCTACAGATATTCTTACGGACAGTGGCAGGGGTTGAGGTGGACTTAGCCGAGGCCAAACGTATTATTAATACGTACCGAACTACGTACTCGTGTATCCCTGCGTTATGGCAGCGGGCGCAGGACGCGCTCAGGGCGATGTCTATGGGTAATGGGGCACAGATTGACGCGGTGGGAATTATCCATGCCATGCCTAACAATCGGATGACGCTGCCTAACGGGCTGTATATACATTACCCCGACTTAACGCAGACCACGATTAACGGTAACACTGAGTGGTCGTACTACTCCAAGGGCCAGCAGGTAAAAATTTACGGTGGAAAAATAGTGGAGAACTTCACCCAAGCGGTAGCGCGGTGTGTGGTGGCTGAGCAGATGCTGCGTATCTCCAAACGCTATAAGGTGGTGCTGACTGTGCATGATGCGGTGGCATGCGTGGCTCCGATAGAAGAGGCCGAGGAAGCTAAACAGTTTGTTGTGGACTGTATGTCATGGCAACCAGCATGGGCTACGGGTTTACCATTAGCTTGCGAAGCCGGAATGGGGGCTAGTTATGGAGACTGTTAAACTATAGGTTCCAAACAAACGCGAGAAACTCATGGCACTTGCACACTCCTATTCTTCTATTAAAGACTTTGAAGGTTGTCCCCGTAGGTATCATGAGGTTCGTATCCTCAAAAAATTCAAATCAAAAGACACAGAAGCGACCATGTACGGCACCGCCGTACATAAAGCCTTTGAAGAACGTATACGTGACAACAAACCCTTACCTGAACATCTTGCGCACTACGCGCCATTCGTGGAACCTCTCGCCAAAGCAACCGGAGAAATCCGATGCGAAGAAAGAATGGCAATCCGCGCTGACTTTACCCCCTGCGAATTCTTTGATAAAGACGTATGGTTCCGAGGAATTCCTGACTTTCTGTCGATCAACCGAGACCGTAGAGTTGCAAGAGTAGTTGATTACAAGACCGGCAAGAGCAGTCGGTATGCTGACGTAGCGCAGCTTGAGTTAATGGCTGCAATGGTCATGACCCATCACCCGGAAGTAGACCTCGTAAAAGGGGCGTTGCTATTCGTGGTGGCTGGGGATATTATTAAGACCGAGTTCCAACGCTTGGAACTGGCAACAATCCTGTCGAAGTGGGCGGGCAGGGCTGATGCAATTGAGCAAGCAGTAGTAGTGGGTGTATGGAATCCCCGTAGCTCTGCGCTGTGTAAATTCTGCCCAGTATCTACATGTGAGTATCACCGTGGCAACTAAACGTAACTACGCGAAAGAGTACGCAAACTATCAAGGTACTCCCGAACAACTTAAGAAACAATCCGAACGGCATAAGGCTCGCCGCGCCTATGAGAAAGCCAATGGCACCCTGCCGGACAACGTGGACGTAGACCATATCAAACCGCTAAGCAAGGGTGGTGCATCCACCAAGGTAAGTAATCTGCGGGCTCGTAGTCAGACCGCTAACAGAAGTTTTGCCCGTACCAAAACTGGTACGATGAAGTAGGCTAGAATTTACCTGCCGAGCAATCGGCATGTTGTCTCTCCTTGATTTGCCGGGTAGTTTACTACCCGGCTATTTTTGTTTTTCTAATGTTCCTATCATGCAAACTATCGACAATAAAGCCCTGCTTTTCAACACAAGAAAGTCCCAACAGATAACCGCACTCATCCCCAAAAGCAAGGTTATTGCACAGCAAGGGGATGTAGACCGCGTACTGGTTAACTGGGGATTTGACGAAGTGCAACTGCTTCGCAATCTAGGCATCAAGGATGTGCCTAGCCCCATACTGGGGCGCTACTCATGGCCCGGTATGTTCACCCCGTTCGACCATCAACGAACTACTGCCGACTTCCTAACCCTACACCCACGATGCTTTGTGTTCAACGAGGCCGGTACAGGCAAGACCGGCGCTGCTGCATGGGCGGCTGACTACTTGATGACGCAAGGGAAAGTAACTCGTGTATTGGTGGTGTGCCCTGTGTCCATCATGGAGACTGCATGGCGCTCTGATTTATTCAAGACAGTCATGCACCGCACTGTGGCTATCGCTCAAGGCTCAAGGCTGCAACGCCAAGCTGTGATTGCTAAAGGCTATGAGTTCGTCATCATAAATTTTGATGGGGTGAAAGTAGTTAACAAAGAGCTTATGGAAGGCGGTTTTGACCTCATCATCGTGGACGAAGCCAATGCAGTTAAGAGCGTGACTACTGACCGATGGAAAGCCCTTGCCGCACTGGTGCGACCCAACACTCGACTGTGGCTCATGACCGGCACCCCTGCATCGCAATCACCCATAGACGCATACGGCCTAGCCAAGTTGGTTGCGCCCGACTCAGTTCCTCGGTTCATGGGAGCCTTCAGAGATAAGGTGATGCTAAAGATTAACCAGTACAAGTGGGTACCGCGTCAAGATGCCCAGCAAATCGTCCATCAGATATTGCAGCCTGCGATACGGTTCACTAAAGCCGAGTGCCTAGACCTACCTGACCTGCTGTATTCAACCCGTGACATCCCACTGACAGCGCAGCAGACTAAGTACTATGACGCATTAAAAAAGCAAATGATGACCATCGCGGCAGGCTCAGAAATTACCGCCGTAAACGCAGCGGCTATGCTCAACAAGCTACTCCAAGTAGCACAAGGTGCGGTCTATACGGATGATGGGAACGTGGTTGAGTTTGATGTCAGTAATCGACTGGCAGAACTCATGACCGTCATTGAGGGAACCGACAATAAAATTTTGCTGTTCGTCCCGTACCGGCACACGCTGGAGATGCTGCGCGATGAGCTAATCAAAGCGGGTTATTCGGTAGAGAGCATACAGGGCGGCATGCCTGCGTCCCAGCGAGCCGAGGCCATCAAGCGGTTCCAAACCGAGGACAACCCCCGCATACTTTTACTCAGTCCGCAGGCTACGGCCCACGGGATAACCCTAACCCGCGCAGACCAAGTTGTGTGGTGGGGGCCTGTATCATCTACAGAGATTTACTTGCAAGCCAACTCCCGTGCCCACAGGGCGGGACAGACCAACAAGGTCACGGTGACCCACCTACAAGGCAGTCCCGTCGAGCGGCGCATGTACGCTATGCTGCAAAGCAACATAGATTTACACCAAGGTTTAGTCGATTTGTACAAACAAGTGCTTGACGACTAAGTTAGACAGTGTATAATTTCAATTGTGGGCGACCCCCACTCCATTTCTATTCAACGTAAGTCAACCGGAGTAACACATGGCAAATGCCGACCAACTTGTCGCGGTCTACATCAAGATACGTGACGCCAAAGACCTAAAAACAAAACAGATGGAAGCAGAGATTTCAGCGCTTGAGGAACAGCTAAGCATGGTTGCTGACGAGCTACTGGAAATCTGCAAAGCAACAGGCCAAGACGGGGGTAAGACTTCGCATGGCTCCTTTACACGGACTATCAAGTCCCGATACTGGACTAGCGATTGGGACAGTATGTACAAGTTCATCCGTGAGCACGATGTGCCTGAACTTCTTGAGCGACGAATCCACCAAGGCAACTTTTCGGATTTCATCAAAGAGAACTCAGACCTCATGCCTGCTGGTGTAAATGTCGAGGCTAAGTACTCGATAACCGTTCGTCGCGCTTCAAAATAACTTAAGGACTTTTTATGAGCAATTTAACTCTTTTCTCTTCTGGTGAAAGCCTCCCTGACTACCTGCGCGATGTCGCAGATTCCACAACCAAAGACATTGCCGGTAGCTCGGGCGGCAAACAAATCTCTATTAAGGGAGGCGTGTGGCGTATGGTTGTTGGTGGTGAGGAAGTCGCCAAGAATGAAGATCGGTCAATGAACTTCGTTATCCTTGCAACTAGCAAGGGCGTGTCCCGTACATACTACGAGGGCAAGTACGAAGAAGGTAAGGACGCCAAGCCAGCATGCTGGTCTGCCGAAGGCAATGTGCCTAACGCAGAGGTGACTAACCCACAGAGCGCTACCTGTGCTACCTGCCCCAAGAATATCGAGGGCTCCGGTGATGGCAAGGCCCGTGCATGCCGTTACAGCAAGCGACTGGCTGTCGCGTTGGAGAATGATATCGGCGGTAATATCTATCGTCTGTCGGTTCCAGCTAAGTCTTACTTCGGTAAGGCAGATGGTGACAAGATGCCCCTGCAAGCGTTTGGTAAATTCTTGTCAGGTCACGGCCTGCCGATTACTGGACTGGTTACTGAGGCCCGGTTCGACACTAGCGAAGCTGTGCCAGTCATGAAGTTCCGCGCTGTGCGTCCGCTAACTCGTGGTGAGTGGGAGATTGCTAAGGCCCAAAGCACTACTGAGGATGCCAAGCAAGCGATTGAGTTCAAGATGGTGCCAAGCCGTGAGAACACTACGCAAGCTGCGCTGCCTGCGGCATTCTCTGAAGCTCCAGCAAAGCCTATGGACGAGCCAACCAAGCGGCCTAAAGCCTCGGCTGCGGCACCTGCACCTATGCCAGCGAAAAACGTGGCGGACATCCTTAGCGACTGGTCGGTGGATGAGTAATGGTTTCTGCTGCTAGAGGGCACACCACCCATTTCATACGCCGAGTAGAGAGCGCTGCGGTTAACCCCGCAGTGCGGCAGTTGGCTATCACTTGCATTTCCAAAGATATTCCCGTAGCGGAACTTGCGGATTTGTTTGGGGTATCCCGTGCGACTGTCTACAACTGGCTTATGGGTACAACGGTGCCGCGCTCTAAACAGCTTGAGGCCATGCCAAAGATTACAGCCCGTCTTAACAAGCGCAAGTAATCCCAATGGTGGGGCGGTGGGGAGACCTACCGCCCTTTTCTTCTCCAGCTACCCCGTGAGGCTATGTGACTGACTTTTTATCATCCGTACTGCCAATTAAAGGCACGTATTGCACGGTAGGAATTCGGGCTGGAACTGTCCGGCAGAATTTCCACAACACAATAACTGACGTAGACGCGGTTGGCTCCGCGCTATCTACTAAAGGCGTAGATGCATACTTTGCACTAGCGTCCTTCCAAGATTCGTCCAGCCGTAAAGTTGAGAACGCTAGCTACCTGCGTTCATTTTTCCTTGACTTGGATTGCGGTACGGGTAAACCCTATGCCGACCAAGCCGCAGCGGCGCAAGCCCTAAAGATATTCCTCGTTGCCACATCGCTACCGGAGCCCTACATTGTTAACTCGGGCGGTGGGCTGCACGTATATTGGCCTCTGACTGAGGATGTGCCCGCAGAAGATTGGCGCGTCCACGCTAAGGCATTGAAGCAACTGTGTACACAACACAACCTACATGCCGACCCAGCGGTAACTGCGGACTGCGCTCGTATCCTGCGTTTACCTGACACCAACAACTACAAGAATGGCACTGTACGTACGGTTCAGATTATGGTCGAGGGGCAGGCAACTGACTTGGATACATTTACTGCACTGCTGCCCGAACCTCCGGCAGACCTATCCTCGGCTAAGTTGTTTGGCATGGACGATACCACCCGTGAGTTAGTAGGCGGGGAATACCCTAAGTGCGAGTTCAAACGCATTGTTATCCAAAGCCTTACCGGCAACGGCTGCGCGCAGATTAAGTACGCAATAGACAACGCAGCTACCTTAGAGGAGCCGCTATGGCGGGGAGCCTTGTCCATTGCAACGCGCTGTGAGGACGGTGCCTCCGAGATACACGCGCTCTCTGACCAGTACGCAGGCTATACCCCCGAGAACACCGAAGCCAAAGCTGCCGAGACCAAGGGCCCCTATACCTGCGATTGGTATCGCAACAACTACCCTGACCGCTGCAAGGGCTGCACACAGAAGGTATCTACTCCCCTGCTGATTGGCCGGATTGTGGAGGAGTCTGAGGTTATAGACGATCAGTACATGATCGAGAAGCCTGAGGACGAGTCATCTCCCGCAGTCGTACTAAGCATACCGGCGTACCCATTCCCATACTTTCGCGGGATTAACGGCGGGGTGTTCCGCAAGGTGCGTGATGCTGATGGCAACGAGCAGGAGGTTGAAATCTATCGTGATGACCTGTACTTGACAGAACGGTTCTTTGACTCTGACGAACACGGCAACGGTGATGGGGAAATGGTTGGTATCAACCTGCACATGAAGCGCGATGGCGTTCGCAGGTTCTTCGCTCCGGTAACTACCCTGTTCACCAAAGACAAGCTGCGTGACCTACTAGTAAAAAATGGCGTAGTCGCTTATGGTAAACAATTGGACGTACTTATGGCTTATTTTGCATCGACGATTCGTAAATTGCAGTCGCAATACGCGGCCAACAAAACCCGCAACCAAATGGGCTGGACACCTGATGGTACAGGGTTTGTGATTGGCGAACTGGAATACACCGCGCAGGGCACCAAGCTAGCTCCCCCTGCCAGCGGTACTAGGCAGCTTGCTGCTGCGTTCAAACCAATGGGCGCATTGGCTGAGTGGAAGAGCATCGTTAACTTTTATGACCGCCCCGGACTAGAGCCCCATGCTCTGACTTTGTTTGCTGGGTTTGGCTCACCCTTACTTAAGTTTATTGGCGGCAAGACCGTCAAGGGTGCGTTGATTCATCTGAAACATAACGGCTCAGGTTCGGGCAAGTCTACGGCGCAGATGGTAGCCAACTCAATATTCGGTAATCCCGACGAGTTGCTGATGAAGCAGGACGATACCTACGCGTCCAAGATGCACATGCTAGGGATGATGAACAGTATTGTGTATACCATCGACGAGATTACCAACGAGAAGCCTGAGAACCTGTCTAGCTTGGCATACGGCGTTACCAACGGGCGGGGTAGGCACCGGATGGAATCACAAAGTAACACCCTAAGGGTGAACAATACTACGTGGCAGAACTTCACAGTCACATCGGGCAATGCCTCTATCGTTGACAAGTTACAGCAGTTGAAAAGCACCGCCGATGGTGAGTTGAAACGTACCATTGAGATATCTGTACCGCGCTATACCGGCTCTACCAAAGAAGAGATTGACTCAGTATTTAACAAGCTCAACACCAACTACGGCGTGGCTGGGCCGGTGTTCATTGACTACGTGTTGCGTAATAAAGAAGAAGTCCTAGACCTACTCCTGCAAATCCAACTGAAGATTGACAATGACTTGTCGCTGGACAGCACCCATCGGTTTTACTCTTGCACAGGCGCATGCATGATTGGTGGCGCTTACATTGCACAGAAGCTGGGCCTGCACGATATCGACGTTGCACGTATCTACAAGTATCTACTGGAACTCATTACCGCGAACATTGCAACCGTCCAAGCTAGCGTAGGTAACGCGGACGTTATCGCCCAAGAAACATTGGCAGCGTTTGTAAACGAGAATGTCCGCAACGCACTGGTCGCTAACAGCATATCCAAGAGTGGGGCACCTGAGCTTCCCCTAGTGCAGCCTAACGGCCCCCTGCGGTTACGGTATTACCCTGACACGCAAGAGATGGCTATTCCTGTGTCGGAGTTCCGCAGGTTCTTCTCTGATCGGCAGGTGGACGTTAAGGATGCGGTGTACCGGCTAGACAAGGCACAATTCATGAAGCACGGTGGCAAGTCACACCCGACACGTATTGGTGCCGGGGCCTTGGGCGGCATGAGTGGTATTTTGGTGCGCTGCTATGTGTTTGATGCCAAGGCGCTGGGCCTTGACCCACTGCACTTTACGGATGATTCCTCAGGCTACTAGAGCCCCGCAGGTATTCACCATACTAGATGTTGAATACTTCCTTGATTGGAAACGCCTGATACCCGGCGCTTCCTTTTTCCTGCCTACTGTAGCTACACCCAAGCAAGTACAGGAAGTACTTGAGGTAGCCTATGAGCATTTACCATACAACTTTGTGGTCTACACCCGCAGGGAGTACGGTAGGTATGGGGTAAGAGTCTGGTGCCTTAATTAGCAAACCGTGCATGGGTCATGGTCTTGGCTTCTCGCACCCACTCTACAGATTTGTTTTCAAACTCTAACACTTTTTCAAGTTGCGCTTCACGTTTGTCCTTAGGCATAGCCTTTTCGCCTTCCGGGCTTTCTAAAAAGTTACGGTACTTACGTAGATCAGACAACTGCTTGAGCCCGGTCAGCACACCCTTAGATAGCGCCAGTTCTTCTTTATGCTCCTGCATAAATTCCCGCGCCTTTGCAATATCGGTCTTAGCCAACTCATTAAGTGTGTTCTGTATTGGGATTACCTTAGCCCGTAAGTCGTAAAACTCATCCTTGGGGTTGGTCAACTGCGATGCATCGTAGGCAAAGTTACTCACCAGCATCCACTGGTGCATAGGGCGGTCTGGCCGGTTGGGGTGCATCATGGAGTCTGTCACCATCATTACTGCAGCGGCGCTCGTACCAAAGTACCCCTTAAGGGTGTTATCAATGATGATGGGCGAGACCTCGTAATTAAACTCTTTGCTCATGTACTCTGCCATGCTTTTTGCCAACTCGGACGTACCCTTGCTGACCTGCATGTGAGGCAGCATCCCCTGTTGGTAGGTACCGATGAGTTCGCGCCCTGTGAGCGTCGAGTGGTTAAAGAACGCTTCAACAACCGGCTTGATAGCAATTGGTATAGGGGTTATGCGCCCGATGTACTGCTCCCGTGCGTAGTTCAGTACAGACAGTACAGCTTCCGATGCTTGGCGTTCTTCCTTAGTACCCTGCCTACGCTGCCAGTCAACTGCATTCTCGATAGCTACCTTAACAACTGCAATGTCGCCGCGAATTGGTATCTTCACACCGTTGCCAAGAATCCAGTTATTGTCCCGAGTGCGGCGGTTTAACTTGTCGTACTCATCATCACCGGCTTTGGTCATGGCATACGCTAGGGCTCCCGCTGCGTAGATAGATACGCGCTGTAGGAACATCTTACGTGCAGCCGCAGACTCAACACCCATTGCGTTTTCACGACCTGTTGCAGCCCGATACAGTAGGTCTGTACTTTGCGCCGCAGCATTCAAGAACGGCACGGTGGTAATTAAATCCTGCACAATTGCTGACGTACCCCGACGATGGAAGTTAATCAGTTCCCGTGCGCGGGTGTTGGCAAGGAGTTCATCCTTGGTTTCTTTTAGCGTGTAGTCGTACACGGCTTTACGTACTGCTAAGTCAGACCCGTTGGTAATCTTCTCAAGCCGGTGGATAATCGACTGGATAGGTGTGCGCTTACGCAGGTTCAAGTCGTACAGCAGGGTCGATGCTGGGCTAGGTGCGTTGTAATCAACATCCCCATGCAAGCCGGTACGGCCAAACTGCCGCTCCATATCGTGCGCTTTGGAGTCCTTGCCAGTCAGGTCGGCACCCAAGCTCTTAAGCTCATGCCACGATAGCTGTGCAAAATTACCTACAACCGCGCCTGCAAATGACAACGGATGCTTTACACCAGAGGTAAGCAAGGCACCCTGAATATCGGTAGCCACCTGACCCACCGCGAACGCAGGGTTGGCAGTAACAAGCAATCTAAGTAGCTTAGACGCCTTTGCCATTTGACGTATGTACGCAGGTGGCACTCGTGGGGCATCTATAAACGCAGCCGCATCGTACTGCGTGGGTACATCGTAAAACACTTTCTCGCCATTGCGAAACACCGGTATGGTGAACCCAGTCTTACTAGCCGTCTGGGAAGGCCCAATGTATGTAGCTGCGCCTACCGCGCCCATAGCCCCAACAAGTTCGACGTTAGCGTTTTGCTTAACAAGCTGCTGCATTAACCAACCCATTGTCCTGAAATAGTTATCAATGACGTTGCCTACAGGGCGAACTTCCGACCCCATAAGTTCTGGCAGTTTGCCTAACTGCGCAATACCGCGCCCTGAAATACGGTGGGCGCTAGAGAAGAACTTATCGTCAAATTCAGATAGGCGGTCAAACGGTACGTAGTTAATAGCTTCACGGTAAAACTTGGAATCTTTCGCGGTCAATCGCCCAGCCGCCTCTAACTGATCTATCAATGGTATACGTCCCGCATCCATGATACGGCTTACTTCTTTAAGCTCAGGGCTTGCGTTGTACTCAGCCATAGCGGTAGCAATACCAGCAGCATCTACAACCCCGTTAGCCCGCCAGTGGATAAGCACATCCGCTGTGCCCGCCATATTCTGCTTGACTAGCTTATCCAGTCGGGCTCCTTCCAGCAACACACTAGCTCGTGCATAGCCTTCTTCAAACTTAAGCCCTTTAGATTCAATCCATTTTTGCAAGGGTTTATACAAGTCCTGTGGAGCATCTTTCGCTTTGTATATTTCCCACAATCCTGTAGCTGTATTTTTACGTATGCCACCTTCTTCAAATAGCATGGGCATAATTTTCTGCGTATCTTCAGCTTGTCGGGCTACTGCTAGGGCATTTGTCTTGCCCGCTGCATCGCGCACTGCGCCATCGTATAGCGCAGCCAGCCGACTGGACACCGCAGCAAACCTATCCACAGTAAATGTCCGTACCTTATCCACGGCCCCGATACCTTCTAGGGGCTTGACTGCTGCAACTGCGGATGAAGTAGCTTGTTTGATCGCTTGAGTTACAGTAGTAGGCTTGTAAACAATACCTGCTGCTCGGTCTTCGATGCTCATACCGCCCGTACTTGTCGGGCCTGTAGCAAACCTAGTACCTTGGTCAGCTTGCGGAGCTACGCCGGATTCAACAAACTCACGGGCAGGTATGATGAACTTAGCAATGATGTCATTGTTAGTCATCTGCAAGTTTGGTAGAACTTTACGCAGCATGGCACGAATTGCTGCCACAGCCCGCTGCACAATACCTAGTGTGGGTTTGGTTTGCGCTAAGTCCGCCAGTATTTCTTCTGCGACTTCTAGGGCTTGTTCGGGGTTAGTTAAATCAAACCCGCGTTGCTTTGCCAACCGTTGCATTTCAGCGGGGTAAGCCTTCTGTACTTCTAGCAAGGATGCATCAAGCGCACCCCCGAATAATCCGCGTAGGCCGTAGTGGCCTAAGACTTCATGGGATAAGGCAGTAACTACATCTTGGGGACTGCTCATAGAGTCCGCTACTACATACACCTGCCCGTTATGATAGAACCCAGTGGGGCTACCAGTCTCGCCTTGGCGTACTCGCTCTGCAAGGTGGGCCCTAACTACGGTAGGAACCGCAGGGTCGTCCATGTTCTGAACAACTGTTATCTCAGGGGCATTTTTCCACGCAGATTTCACCTTATCGCCAAGGGCTTGCACCTTATCGCGGGACATTGGAGTCGTAGGGGTTTTACCAAACTGAAATCGGGTCTTACTGGCTTGCTCAGTCAGGAAGTTGAACGCCATTTCTGCAACGGCTTCTTGGCCCTCACCACCAGTTTTCGCATCCTCAATGTCGCGTAGGTGCCGTTGGGCGTCTTTCTTTACACCTTCGGAGAACTTGGGGGAACTTACGATTTCATTAAGTGCCCCATTAATTTGGGGGAGCATACCCACTACATCCACTGCGCCTTCCCGGCGTGTCGCCCTATCGGGTACTACAGTACGTGCGGTCTCAGGGATAGCTTGGGCGCTCTTTTTCTCCTGCTCAGCCAGTCGTGCTGCGACTGCCGCAGCTTCTTGTTGACGGGCTAGTTCTAATGTATCTTGCTGAGTTGTTTGATCGCTAACTCCTGCATTAGCAGGTTGTTCAGTAGAAACCAATCGCTGTTGGTCAGTTCCTGTAGTGACTCCGGTATCTGCTGCTCCGGGTTCTGTGATAGGTCGAACAGGTACAGCCACGCTTGGCTCACTTGCTCTGGGTTCAATGGCAGGCTGAATTGCTGGAGGTTTTCCATCTGCATTTTGTGTCTCCGATTGGGCTACGTTGGCTTCAATTTCTTTGAACGCCTTCTTTACAAACCGATTGTCTGGAATCTTGTCAGGGTTTGCTTTGGCAAAAGCTATGGCATCTTCAGGCGTCTTACCAACTATATTGTCCCGCATCCACTGCTTGTTGGCCTTGGACATAGACGGATGGATAACCTCCTGCTCAGTGAGCGGGGCAGGCGCATACATATCCAACCGTTGCTGTCCTGCGGCTTCTAACTCCGCCGCAGTGGGCGCTACTTCAGGTGCAAGCTGAGCCTGCACCTCACGGGTAGGTAGCTTATCCGTAGTCTGGGCTTCCCTAATCTCCATCTGTTGCGGCTCGGCAGTTGCAAATGCAGACTCCTTGGCCTTGGCCTCGTCAGCTTTAGTCTGTGCAACTTTTTCGGTTTCTTGCTTGACCAACTCACCAGTTAACTGCCGCATCTGGTAGTCAAGGTCGCGGATACGGTCTTGGACTTCAGGGGTTGAAGGCACCTGCTTCAACGATTCTTTTTCTTGCAGCAGGCTAAACCATGTCCGCTCTATCTCAGGGGTGGTAGGTGCAGCCGGGGCCGCAGGTGTTTCTGCGCTAGGAGTCGGAGCCTCGGTCTTGGGCTTGCCATGAACAGTGGATACTGCCGCACCTGTAAGTCCGCCGACCAGAGCATCGCGGGCCGCAGCGCCAAGGACACCCTGCATTTCCGGGGTCTCCATACCAGCACGAGTCATGGCTACGTTTTGAGCATACTGTCCTTGCCCTGCCTGCAAACCTTCGGTACTAGCTTCTTTAGCAAACTCAGTAGCTGTGCGCCGGGTAAATCCGGGGGCAGCTTTCTCCACCGCCTCGGCGGCAATTTTCTTAGCAACGGGCTTGCTAAACATATCCATCAGTTTGGATTCAACGCCCGTACCGCCCGCCAATGCGCCAATACCAGTAGCCGCAGCAATGTTCCCAAAGTTAGCGCCAAGGTAATCTTGTGCAGCTTCCGCTTGCTTGGCAGCGGTTTCAGGCTTAACACCCTTGGCTTCTAGTCCAGCCTTGACGTTACTATAGATGTCACCCTTAACTTCACCGGCACCCTGCAAAGCTCCTATTAAGAACTTGGTACCAATCCCTACAGCCGCTGCAATTGCAACGGGTGCGCCCAAGGTAGCGCCAAGTGCCGCTGCGCCAAGGCCAAGAGCCACCGTAGGCACCGATGAGCCGACACCCTGTGCAATTGCAGTAAGCGGGGCTTCTTTGACGCCGCCCAAAGCCGCAGACAATTCTTCTACAGTCTTGCCTGATTCCGCAGCTTGTTTCTCTAGTGCTGCACGGCGCTGCATCTCTGCTTGGCGCTCAGGGGATATGTATGACCCAATCTTCTTGGACACCCCTTCCAGATATTCGGCAGGGGCATTACCCGCACCAAAGCCTTCGAGGATAGATTTAGTTGCCCCAACCGCGCTCTGCCCACCAGCTAATGCAAGGTCAGATAAGGAGAACCCAGCGGCTTTAGCTGGGGGTGCGGGGCGCGTAGGCGCAGCCGTAGTAGATAAATATTGCAGCCCTTCCGTAGAAACTTTTGAGAAATCTTTAGCTGCAAGGGCTTGCAGGTCGCCATCGGAAAGCTGGGATAAATCCACGTTAACGTGCTCCGGTTAGGGTTTTGCGTTGTCCTTGACGGCGAGCTAGTTCTTGAGCGGCAAGCGAGGCTATATCCCCACCGCCCGGAGCCGCAGGCATTAAAGCTCTTACGGCTCTTTCCATTTCGGCATTTTGTTCTTCTGGGCTCATCCCCATCCACATTGGATTTTTTGACACAATGCCAAGGGCTTTTTCCCGAGCAGATAGCACCATATTATCTCGACGAAGTTGTGCAGCTTCACTAGTCCGCCCACCAAGTTCAGCCATCCGAATCTTATACTCATTATCCCGCATAGCCGCAGCATCTCGTTTTTGCTGGTCTACTAATTTAGCAGCGTCAGCCCGTTGCTGTGCCAAAGTAGCGGCAGCTTGTTTACGGCCTTCCACAGTTTCAAAAGTACGCTGCTTACCTGCCAGTGCGCGCTCCAAAACGTCGGCCATGGTAGCTCCGGCCTCGACACCCTTTTGCATTTGGGTTTCGATGTCTTTCTTACGCGCAACATAGGCGTTGTACTTGCTTACATCATTGTTCTCGATAGCCTTATCAATCTCGTCGTCTATTGCGCTCAACGTATTTAGCTGGACAATTTCTTGTTTCGTATAACCTTCACGCGCAGCCTGCACCGCTGGACTAACCCCAAGCATAGCTGCACCAAAACCACCCGGCTGGTGGATATTTTGGGCCATACGATCTAAGGCAACTTGCAAATTACTTGGGCGCTCAGCTATCTGGCGTTCATATAAAGCTTTTAATCCCGCCTGTTGCTCACGCTTATGAGCAATAGCTGCTTCTCTAGCGGGGTTTAGCATTGCTTGCTGCTGAGCCATCGCTGCTTGTGCCAACGCTTCAGAGTCTTGGTCACGCATCCGCTCCAATGCAGTTCGTTGACCTTGAATAAATGCCGTATCTTGGGGCGACATCTGTGGCCCTTGGTCACCGCTATCTGCGGGTTGGTCATCGGTTTGGTCATCTTGCCGGAACCGGCCATGGGCATCACCGCCACTACCACCTTGAGCAAACGCAATAATTCCGCCACCTTGGTATTCCGAAGGTAGGTTTGTCGGAGCGCCTGCTAGTCCTTGAGGCGGTTGTTGGGGTTGTTGCGGCATAGGGCCCGCAGGTGGTTGTGCTTGGGAGAGCCCCGCCAATCCCATTTTCTGAGCTATCTCTTGGCGTGCGGACTGCATGGCCCGTTGCTGCAAACCTTGGGCTACTGTGGGTTGTGCCTGCCCGCTTGTCAGTGCAAGTTGTTGAGCGGCGGCTTTTTTATCAGCCTCAACTTTTTGTAGTGCTAGTAAGTCCAGCAGTTGCGGCGTGATTGCTGCTTGGTTCTGTTGTTCCGGCAATTTGCCGGTATATGCGAGGGCTTCGCGTGCGTTGTACATACGATTTCCTTAATTATGGCTTAACTGGAGTTGGAATTGCGTTAGGCCCAAAGATAGTATCAAATACCGTACCTGCACCCGATGCGCCTGCCGCTGCCGCTGCTATCGGATTGATAGTCGTGTTATACGACTGTGCTTGTACCGGCAAACCTTGAAGCATTTCTTTTTGAAACTGAAGTTGTTTGTATGGATCAGCTTTCTGCTCATCAAACTGCGCTTTTGCAGCAGTAAGACCCCTTTGTTCGGTTTCTTGTTGAGTAGCCCCCAAGTTTGCTATCATTCCAAGGTTAGCCAAGCCGGTTTGATTTTGTAAAGCACCAAGTTGTCCTTGTGCTTGTGCGGCAGCAAGTGCGGCATTTTGTGCATTTAATCCATATTGAGCGCCAAATTGCTTGGATTGTTCTCCAGCTTGTTTGCCAGACAAACCATACTGCGCAGCTAATTGAGCCGCAGTCATTCCTTGTTGAGCGCCAAACTGCCTAGATTCTTCATTAGCCTGTTGTGCAGACAATCCATATTGCGCCTGTAACTGCGCGGCAGTCATGCCCTGCTGGGCTCCATACTGAGCTTCTTGAATCTTACGTGCTTGGTCTGCATTGAATTGGTTTTGCGCTTGACCAAAGGCAGTGTTGTATCCCTGCCCAGTAATATTAGCTAAGTTAGTGCCAAGATTGCGTTGATTCTCGGCATCCATGATTGCTTGACGGCTACCGCCAAAACCGCCAGCACTTGACATCTTCGCAGCATTTTGCATTTGCGTAATTTGCGATTGACGACGAGCTTCTTCTAATTGAGGGTTAAGAGAAGCTTGTATATATGGATTCATATACTGCTGGGCTTGTGCAGCATCAAACGATGAACCGGCAGCTTTATATTCCTGTGGGGCTTTAAACTGATTTGTAATGTTAGACGCTTGATATGCATCAGGAGCTTTGAATTCATTCCCAAACGTAGTTGGAGAATATGACATGCCAGTCAAATTTTTAGAAATGTCTCCTGCTGTATTTGCAGCGGTACCTATGGAGGTTGGTGTTGATAAATTTGCTGCGTTGCCGTAAGCTTGTTTTTGAAGATCAGATGGCCCAGCAGTAAGTTCACCTTGGTAGAACTGTGGCTTTTCTAATGCGGCATTGGTAAGAGCTTGGGTTTTACCCAGCATTTCTGTAACATAAGGGCCAGCCCAGTTAGATAGGTTGGACTCAGTTCCTGCAAGGGAAGTAGCTGGCGCAGCTGAAGGAACAGTAGACCCGGTTGTGCCATCAAAACGATATACATTACCCCCCATAGCATAATGGGCATGGGCCAACCCACCCGGCATAAATTTATCCGGGTTAATTTCTTTACCCTGCTTAGGGCTACCTGTACGGGCCATGCGAATTCTGTCCATCATCTTGTAGAGTTGTTGGGCTCCCGCATCAGAGTTACCATTGCCAAGATGGGACACAACGTCAGCAGGAATAACAAACTCCCCATGAGCCAAACGAGCAGGTTGAACACCGTCAATGGTGCCCGGAATCTTGTCTGCCATGCCATCGGTATCGCCCCTCAAGTAAGTGCCATGCGGGTGTGTCGGCATACCGCCGTGAGCTAATCCCATAATACCTCCTTCAGCTTTATTAACTGGGTTTCTAGCCAACGCATTGGCTGCATTAAGTTTGTTCAAATCAGCTACTTGAGCGTCAATATTGGATTGTGCCGCAGGTAGCCCGGAAGCAGGTGCAAATTGAACGCCCGTAAAGTATTGATGCCCCGCACCGGGGCGCGACCCAGCAACAGGCTCAGCCGCACGACCTTGTACCGCAGTATACGAAGGAATCCCACCTTGGTAACCCACAATTTTTTGCGGTTGGTTTGCCTGATACGCGGCAAGTAATCCCCCTGCGCCACTAATTAATCCTTTAAGTTTATCCGCGCTCAGGCCGGTAGCGTCTTTAAGTTTATCTAATACACTGCTAGTTAACCCTGCCGTGGCACTCCCCGCAGTAGATACGCCATTAACAGCAGCTAATTCTGCCGGAGTTAATTCTCCAGCCGCAGCCCCAGCAGCACCAACGGAACCGGGCCCACCTCCAGAAGCTATCATTTCATTTACACTTGGCAACCCTTTTCCGGCATTAGCCAGTTCCACCAAAGCTGGAGTTGCCCCGGCTGTTACTACACCACTCGCTGCTGCTAATGCAGCAGATAAAGCTTCAGGCGTAATTGTGCCAGCAGTTACAGCGGCTTCTAAAGCTGGGTAATTAAGGGCCCCATAAGACCCCGGCCCCATGCCGGAAGCAGCCAGTTGATTAAGCGATGGAGCTACATTGCTACCAAGAGATGCAACTTCGGATGCTGGTAATGCTGCAATTTCTCCTGCTCCAGTAGAACTTAATAGGCTAGGGTTAGTCATACCACTACCATAACCGCCAGTAGTGCTTAAAGTTTCGGCGGCAGGTGCTGCTGTTTCAGTTACAGGTGCTAGTATTTCCGATAATGTTGTGGGTTCGTATGCCGCTAAATCGGACGCTGCAAGTTCTTCAGCCGTTAGCCCTCCTAATGTGGCAGCACCAGCGCCCAATGAGCCCGCGCCAGTAGCGGCAGCTAGCTCTGCACCTGTTAAAGCACCAGACGCAGCACCAGCAGCACCAATACTTCCGGGGGTTAACCCTGCTGCAATCATTTCTGGAGTAAAAGCTGCACCCGCACCAGCGCCCGCACCAGCAGCAGCGCCCCCTGCAAGATAAGGAGCGAGAAAGTTAGCTCCAACAGCAGTCAATGCTAATGGGGCAAGGTCTCTTATCAATGTACCTAAATTTGACCTTTCCCGGATACTTGTTTGCTGCCCGCTAGTATCAAAGTTAACGTATTGGCTTTGTCCATTGTCGTAACGGTAGCCAAT